TCGTTAATGAAAGTGAAGGTAAAGATCCTGAGCAGTATGTTATTCGTGATTTGAATATTAACTTTGTTAACCTAACAACTACACAGATTAATCCTAATACACAAAATACACAACCTGGCGGTACTGCCTATGTCACTGGTGGAGCAGGTGCTAGAGGAATGACTGGAGCTTACCCACAACAAGCTGGTACTAGATTTAGCCGAGAGCAAAATGAATACGCTATCGATTCTAAACATGTAGTTCACTTTAGTCTTAGTGAAGGATTAGACAATAACTATCCTTTTGGAAATAGTCTATTAGAAAGTGTTTTTAAAGTCTACAAACAAAAAGAACTCTTAGAAGATGCTATCTTAATCTATCGTATTAGTCGTGCTCCTGAACGTAGAGTGTTCAAGATTGACGTTGGTAATATGCCGAGTCATATGGCAATGGCATTCGTTGATCGTATTAAGAACGAGATTCACCAACGTAGAATTCCAAGTATTCAGGGTGGACAATCTGTAATGGACGCTACTTACAACCCGTTGTCAGTTAACGAAGATTATTTCTTCCCTGTAACTGCTGATGGTCGCGGTAGTGACGTTACTACATTGCCTGGCGGACAAAACGTAGGTGAGATTGACGACTTGCGTTACTTCAACAACAGATTAGCACGTGGCTTGCGTGTTCCTAGTTCTTATCTACCCACAGGCCCAGAAGACAACCCAACTCCATTGAGTGATGGTCGTGTTGGTACAGCGATGATTCAAGAATTCCGCTTCAATCAATATTGCATGAGACTTCAAAACTATCTAAGTCAGAAGTTAAATGATGAGTTTAAGTTGTTCATGCGTTGGAGAGGATTGAACATTGATTCAAGTTTATTTGATATTAAGTTCAATAGTCCACAAAACTTTGCTGCATATCGTCAAAGTGAACTAGATACTGCCCGTGTTTCTGTTTTCCAAACAATGGAAGCGTTCCCATATATCAGTAAGCGTTTTGCTATGCAACGATTCTTGGGATTGACTGACGAGGAAATCGAAGAAAACAGCAAACTTTGGTTTGAAGAACGTGAAGAACCGCAAGATAGTGAAGCTAAAGGTGCAGACCTACGCAGTATTGGTATTAGTGCAGGTGATTTAGATACTGATACCGAGACCGCAGAAAACTTACCTGACGAAGATGAAGCAGCAGCACAAATGCCACCTGAAATTGGTCCAGCAGTAGCAGGACCTGAAGCTATGCCAGCAGGTGGCGGCATGGCACCACCTCCACCGGCAGCATAAAAGATAAATATCTTTATGAAACTATTTGAAATGTATGACGCTCCTGTCCCAGGATATCAAGATGTTGCAGATGACAACAGCAAATATAAGTGGACAGAGACCAGAAAAACAAAATTAACATTACGTCAAATACGTAAGTTGCGTAAGATGCTGGACGTTCGCAACTATGAATATAACAAAAACCTCAAGAAAATTCGTAAGCAATACGAACCCGTCGCACAAGAATCTCCTGGCTTATAAGCATATCTTTGCTAAAAGTGCAAAAAAATAGCACTTATTGAGTAGTTTTTATAACTACTCACTAAATAATTCTACGAAGCCATTCTTTCAGGAGATTTAAACAATGGATAACAAAAAATTTGAACAACTTATTGATTTAATTATCAATGAGAACGAAGAACAAGCACGTGCATTATTCCACGATATCGTAGTTGAAAAGAGCCGCGAAATTTATGAGTCAATGATGGACGAGGAAATGGTAGACAGCCCAGTAGAAGGTCTAATGGACGAGATTTCTGCTGAAGAAGAAGGTATGACCGAAGATGAAGATGAATTTGCTGACATCGAAACTGATGACGGTGAAGACATTGAAGGTGAAGTTGACCTAGACGCCGACGAAATGGGCGACGAAGAAGGCGAAGACGAACTAGAAGACCGCGTGGTTGATCTAGAAGACAAGCTAGACGAATTGATGGCCGAGTTTGAAGAACTAATGGGTGCTGAAGAAGCTGAACATGGTGAAGAACTAGGTGGCGACGAAGACATGGGCGACGACGACATGGGCGACGAAGACATGATGGAATCCGCTGAAGATGACGAAGAAGAAGCTGTTGAAGAATCCGCTGAAGATGATGAAGAAACTTTAGAAGAATCTGTACAGTTACAGAAAGTCCCTACAGCAAAGATGGGCGACAATGGTCAAAACACCAAGTCTCCTACACTAGGTGCAAACAACAAAGTTTCTAGCAACGGTGCTAAGCCTGTAGCTGCTGGTTTCCAAGACAGCGGTAAGGGTGGTACACAAGGTGGTTTGTTGAACCCAACACCAAAAGACATTCCTGGTAACTACAAGAATGCTCCTGGTGCTAAGTTCAGCGAAAAGGGTGAAGCAGCTCCTAAGCCAAAGCATGGTGATGACGGTGCTGACAAGAAAAGCCCTGTAGCAGAATCTAAGAAGTCTGTTAAGAAGCCATTAGCTTCTGCAACAGCTAAAAAGATTGTTAAGAAATAAGGAAACCTGAGATAATGGCTTTATATCTCAAAGAAAACCTCACATTCGACCGCGCAAACATGGTGGTCGAAAGTGAAGGTGAAGGTAGCAAGAAGAGCCTCTATATGAAGGGGATCTTCATCCAGGGCGGGGTACGCAACGCTAATGAGCGTGTGTATCCCGTATCCGAGATTGAAAATGCTGTTAATACTTTGAATGAGCAAATCTCTGGTGGCTTATCTGTTTTAGGTGAAGTAGATCACCCAGATGACTTAAAGATTAATTTAGATCGTGTATCACATATGATTACTCAAATGTGGATGGACGGTGCTAATGGATTTGGTAAACTAAAAATTCTTCCAACACCAATGGGTCAACTAGTTTCAACTATGTTAGAGAGTGGTGTGAAGTTAGGAGTTTCTAGCAGAGGCAGCGGAAACGTTGACGATGCATCAGGAAAGGTAAGTGACTTTGAAATAGTCACTGTGGACATTGTCGCACAGCCTAGTGCACCTAACGCTTATCCTAAAGCAATCTATGAAGGCATGATGAATATGCGTCATGGTCATAGAGTGTTGGATATTGCAAAAGATGCGCAAAACGACATGAAAGTACAGAGATACCTGAAAGAGGAAGTAATGCGCCTCATCAAGGACCTCAAGTTAAAATAAGGGAACCGATATGCTAGACGCAATCAAACCATTACTTGAATCTGGACTAATCAATGAAGAAACATCTATGGCTCTAAACGAGGCATGGGAATCTAAGTTGATGGAAGCTAGAGAACAAGTACGTGCTGAATTACGTGAAGAATTCGCACAACGTTATGAACATGACAAAGACATAATGGTTGAAGCCCTAGACAAAATGGTTACAGAAAGCCTAGCGTCTGAAATTGAAGAATTCAATTTAGAACGTCAAGCAATGAACGAAGACCGCGTAAAAGCAAAAGCAAAGCTACACGAAAGTGCAGTTAAGTTCAATAACTTCATGGTTGAAAAACTAAGTGAAGAAATCAAAGAACTACGTGCTGAACGCAAGATTCAAAAAGAAAGCCAGCAAAAGCTAGAACAATTCGTTGTTAGTGCTCTTGCCCGTGAAATCAAAGAGTTCGCTCAAGATAAGCAGGCTGTAGTTGAAGCTAAAGTCAAGTTAGTTGCAGAAGGTCGTAAGCAACTTGAAACACTAAAGGCACGTTTTGTTGCTGAAAGTGCTAAGAGATTGAATGAGTCTGTAAGCAAGCATCTTAAGGGTGAAATCGGTCAGTTGAAAGAAGATATCAAGATCGCACGTGAAAACGATTTCGGTCGTCGTATTTTCGAATCTTTTGCAAGCGAGTACTCTGGTACTTATCTAAATGATAAGGCAGAAGCACGCAAGCTAATGCAACAATTAGAAGCAAAAGATCAGCAATTGGCTGAATCCATTAAAACAATCAACAACGCTAAGAAGTTGATTGAAAGCAAAGAACGTGAAGTTCGTATCATTAAAGAATCCAATGAACGTAATAAGGTCATGGATGAGTTGTTATCTACTCTAAATGAGGAGAAAGCAACAGTAATGAAGGACTTACTAGAAAGCGTCCAAACACCTCGTCTAAAGGTCGCTTTTGATAAGTATCTACCAGCAGTATTGAATAACATTACTGAAAAGAAGGAAGCTCCAAAGAGCAAGACTATGATTTCAGAAAGTGTTAAAGCAGTTACTGGAGATAAAACTGCCGTGAAACAAAATGTTGAAGTGGGAGAAGGTGATAACCTAATCGACTTTAAGCGTTTGGCAGGGCTTTAAAAATTAAAGACATAAATTTTAGGAGAAAATAAACATGTCACAAGTTCTATTAGAAAGCCGTTGGGACGAGACCAAAGAAGCCCTACTTGAAGGTCTTAAAGGTACTCGCCGCTCAACAATGGGTGTTATTTTAGAAAACACCAAGAAACAACTACTATCTGAATCTTCAGCCGGTACAACAACTGCAGGCAATATCGCTACATTAAACCGCGTTATTCTTCCAGTTATCCGTCGTGTAATGCCAACAGTTATCGCTAACGAGTTGGTAGGCGTTCAGCCAATGACAGGTCCAGTTGGTCAGATCCACACTCTACGTGTACGTTATGCTCAGTCTCTAACAGACAACAGTGCTGCACAGACAAGCGTAACAGCAGGTGAAGAAGCTCTAAGCCCATTCAAGATTGCACAAGCATACTCTACAGTACCTAATGCAACTGGTACAGCTTCTGCTTACACAGCAGCACCTACAGCATCTCTAGAAGGTAACGGCGGTAAGCAAATCTCCGTACAAATCTTGAGACAAGCTGTTGAAGCTAAGAGCCGTAAGTTGCAAGCACGTTGGACATTTGAAGCTGCGCAAGATGCACAGTCTCAACATGGTATCGACGTTGAAGCAGAAATCATGGCTGCTCTAGCACAAGAAATCACTGCTGAAATTGACCAAGAGATTCTATTGTCTCTAAGCTCTTTAGCAACAACTGAGTTCACATACAACCAAGCTACCGTT